TTTGAGGTCCTGTGTCTGATGCACCTAATGTCACAGCGCTAGGTGTAAACGCATTAACATTTTCTGTCAAACGCAATGTTGATAAAGTAGGCAAGTCAATTGAAGTTGGTGAGACTCTCATTGTTACAGGTAACTGAACATTAATCGCTGCGACCGTTGTTGAGGCTGCAATACCTAAACCAAAAGGGGCATTGTTCACCCCTCCTGGCTGATAGCGTGTGTAATACCGTTGGCATTTAGCAAGCGTTTGTCCGTAGTCCTCAAATTCAAATGGTGTAGCAACAGCACCAACCTCCAACTGCACACCCGTCACCTGCCAATAGTTATTGATAGTTGCAGCGAGATTGACCTGACCAGCACCAGTAGTTGCGTCAGAATACGCACCCCAAGTTGTTTGAAGTGTTCCTGAAGTGTAACCAGTACCAAGAGACTGGAAAAAGTTCACCTGCAAAGAACCATTGTTGTCATTATCAAAAGCACCAGTTGTGTCAGCAGGGAAAATGATTGTTTTCTTTTCCCAAGTTGCAGATGCGCTGATTGTGTATAAGGCAGATACAGAACGGCTGTTATCTCTATCTCTTAATTGAGCGATATATGTTCCAGTGAGATTTGATTTCACCCAAAACGACATAGCAAAAGGTTTAGCGGATGCCGTTCCTTTAAGGAACTGTTGAAGATTTTGACCTTCAATATATTGGAAAATAAGTCCAGCGATTGCCCCAGAAGGTGAAGCATTTGTTGCTGTGTAAAGCACCTTCATTGATTTTCTGAAACCACTTCCAGTTGGCGCATCATTTTCAACGCTGATAGTTCCAGCAGCACCAATATCGTTATAAACATTCCAACGATCAGTTGTAACAGGTTTTGCACCTGAGTCAAAGTTCGCACTTGTTCCACGCTGTGCAACCTGCATAGCACCATTGTCAAGCACATTACGGTTCGTTTGCGGGTCAACCCACGCAACACCATTCGTCACACCAGAATCAGCAACCAACACCTGACCATTCGACCCAACACCCTGACGAGCCAACGTGTCAGCAGCAGAAGCCACCAAAATGTCACCCTTAGTCGTAACCAAATCAGTCTCAGGACTCAACGCCCACTTCACACCATTAGTCGCAGCCGAATCAGCAGTCAACAAATGAGCATTAGTACCAACAGCCAAACGGTTCAAAGCCGAACCAGTAGTGACCAACAAGTCACCCTTAGTCGTCAGCGCGGCGGCTACAGCGTTTGCTTGGTCAGCGTCAACAGCGGTAAAAACTGGGTAGCAGGTAGCGCCAGCAGAGTGCGAGGCAGCGGTAGTTCCGTCGACACCACGAGTGATGCTTGATAGCGAAGAACCTGAACGTGAACCTACAAGCACCTTTTCTTCGGTACTAAGACCTGGGTCGATGACCATAAAGAACGAACCACTAGCGGTGTTGTTCCAGTTGGTTACGTCACCAGTAAGAAGCGCAGACGTGTCAGACGAGGTAATAGCGTTGGTCAAGGTGCATGCGGGTGCCGCACCTGCATATGACCGTCTCGCTGCGTATGCCATCTATAACTCCTAGTCTTGTACTGAACGCATTGTAACTGTACAAGTTCCCTCTAGGTCCCAGTTTGTCTGGTACCCGTCAGCAACCTGAAAACTTAAGTCTTCTAATACTACAGAAAATGTTTCGGTATTTTCCTGATAGTTTACCACACGCGGATTTGTCACTAAATCACGTAATGCACGCAGTTCTTCTTCAACATCAAAGTAGTAGTCGGTGTCGCGCACATGTAGACGGTGGTGCATGAGGATTGGTACACGGAATACTTGGCTGCGGGCTGGGCTGGCGTAGGCTCGTGCCATCCAACGGGTCAGGGTTGGTGCCGTGGTTGCTGAACCCCTGTTGAGTGTTAGTTTGAACTTGGCTTCAATGAACTTGGACTGCGGACCAGTGGCTACCGATTCGGTTCTGAGTGCCAGGTTGTGTGGTGACATGTCGGTGTAGTCGCCAGAGTCAAGGGAAATGCTTGGGGTGATTGTGCCGTAGAGGGGGGTGGTTCTGATGTCGAACTTGGCTACGAACTTGCGGTCTGGAATACCCCAACGGTAGATACCTGTGACGATTTCTCCGCTGGTTACAAAGTTGGCTGTGTCTTCAACATAGATACCGTCGCCCGATACAGAGAACAAACGCTTGTTGCTGAAAGTAGCGCACGCTAGAACGTTTGATGTTGAGGTGTGCATCAGGTCGGTGGCATGGGCTGGGGTGTTAGTGGCGATAAACGTGGATAGGTCTAAGCGACCCAAGCCCGTGGACACCCCGTCATAGTTGGACCAGTTGTACCAAACAAACTTTTCGTCAGCGGTGAACGACACAACGTTCCCGCTTGTTGGGATGAGTGCTCCTGTCGTAAGGTTGGAGTTTGAGTCCGCAACCGCGTAACGCACACCCTTGTTTGTGCCGACGAGGATTGCACCGAGATACCCGTAGATGACAGTTGGTATTTCCCCTGATGGAAGTTCTAGTGCTACTACTGGCTGGTCAAGTACACCTGCTGCGGTGATAGTAATTTTGTAGATTGCTCCGCGTGTCCCTGCGTATCCTGCAGCGTAGATTGCTGATTGTCCTGCAGCGAAACTTACCCAGTTCCATGTTGCTATCGGGTGTGCGTAGTCATCTCCGCCAATGTTCCCTGATGGGTTGTAGTACAGGTCAGTGGCATAACCACCTGATGCGTCACCAGAAACCATAAGGTTTCCCTTAACAAAGTCAACATAATACAGTTGGTGTCCGTAAGCAACGTTTGATGCTACGCCTGCTGCAGTGTATTTCCATAGCCCGAAACTGTTTGTTGTGCCAGCGTAGGTTAGATAAACGTTTGTACCATCGGATGCTATGTCGCGTGGTGTTAAACCGCTTGGCAGTCCAGTAGCAGTTGTCCACGTTGGCGAGGTTGCAAACGGGTCTGTTGTGTATTTTAGGTCTTGCCCATCTACAACATAAACCCTGGTGTCAGTAACCACAAGTGGAAGATTGGTGTTCGCAGAGTCAAGTGACTCTTTGACAGCATTAAGAAGCGTTGCTTGTCCTTTGGTCCAAGGATTTACACCTTTGCTGGAGTAGAACCTGTAGTCCTGTCCTTCTGCGGTGTCAGCATATTTTTGTCCAGCACCATAATGCCAAGACACTTCACCACGACGCCATAGTCCCTGCGGGTTAATTGCTGCTTCACCTGGGGCTGTTGACTGGTCAACCGAGTCACGTACACGTGGTTCAAAACCTCGCGTGAACGTCCCTGCTTCTTGGTCAATAAGAAATGGGCGTCCATCGATAGCGATAGGGAAAATATCTGGTACAAGGTTTGTGGTGGTTCCGCCAGAAAAGAACTGTGGCGCTGGAATGAACGCGTCTGTGAACTTGTAAAGAGTTGTTGCCACCGCTTAGTCCTTAGACAGAAAAGTTGGGTATGACCTCATTAGTCGGGCGGCTTCTGCTTGGATACGGTCACGGCGAAGGCGTTGCAGGTTAGTGATTGAACTTGCTACTGCACCTGCTGGTACTTCTGCTGCGCGGCGTGTATCGCCTTGTGATTCTGTGAAGTTACGTTTCATTTCACGTGGCGACATCAAACGGATTTGTGCGCCGAGCGCAATAATATCTGTGACCGTATCTTGAATCCCGCCAGTTGTGTTTATGTCAGAGGACTCGGTTGAAGCGGTCACATATGGTGCTTTGTAGACAACGCGAAGGCGACCTGGGAATACCCCTTGGTCGAACCGTAGCGCATAGCCTGATGCGAAGTCATCTGTTGGGACATCACGCACGAGACGTACTTTGCGTGCGACAGGGTAGTCGTCAACCATGTAGCGAACAGAGACGCTAAGTAGGTCGATGATGTCGGTAACGCCTGTGAGGTTTATCATCAGGTCTGAACCGTTGTAATCAATGTTTAAGGTTTTGACTTGGAACAGTCCATGAAGCGGGGATGACAGGTCACGGATTTCGTCGTTAACTGCTTCAAGCACTTGCGAGCGTGGGAAGCGTGGGCTGACGGTAATGCCTGCGTCGGCTGTGTGGCTTGCTGCGGTAGTTCCGTTGAAGCCACGTTCAACTGTTATTGTTTTTGTTCCGCTGTCGGTTGCCCAGATGTACATTAGTTCTGAGTCAATTTCGCAAACCTGTCCAGCACGCAACCCTTCAAGTGGGTACGTGGTTACAACACTCGTTGCTGACGAGTTGATGCTGGATGCTAGTTTGTTGCGCGGTTCAACTGTCCCCGACAGCAGTTGTCGCAACGTCCTATCAATGACAGTTGCGGCTGTGGTCATTTACTTTTTTTTCTTGTCCTTCTTCATAGGCTTAACCATCTTCTTCTTGGCTTTTTTGGCGTCAGCCATACCCTTAGCGGTGTAAGGGAATTCCATCTTTCCGACTTTTGGCATATCATATTCCTTTCATTGGGTCTTTGGAGTTTACCACGAACTAACAGTCCCATTTCCGCAAAGCCAAAGCCTTGCGAGTTGGGCGACCTTTAGAGTCTTTCATCGGACCAGGCATACCACTCATCCGCGCACAAAACGACTTGCGGCGCGCAGCGTCTTTAGGTGATTTCTTTGCTTGTGCCGCTGATACTGGTGGCTTCAAGTTCATGCCTTGCTTCTTCGCTGATGCACGACCTTTAGCGTTTAGACCGCCCGCAGGATTCTTGCCTTCCTTGCGTTGCCACGCTGGTGTCTTAGCCACGCTTCATCTTCTTTACCGCAGCGTTATCAACCAGGTTTGGGTATGGGCGTCCTGCTTTTTTGGCACGAGCCTTGGCAGCAGCCTTCTGGGATGGCGTCAATGGGGTGGATTTTTTGTTTGGGTTTTTTGTTTCCCAAAATGCTTTCTTCTTCATTTCTTCTTAGCCTTCCCAGCCTGAGACAAAGCAATAGCAATAGCCTGCTTCTTCTTTTTCACTACTGGTCCACCCTTGCCCGAATGCAGAGTGCCTTCTTTGTATTCGCCCATGACCTTCTTGATTTTCTTTTGGGCTTTGGTTGGCTTCTTCATTGTTTCTCCACTAGGTATCCTGCGCTTCGCAGTACATTGCGTACATTTAACACTACATCATAGGGTTTTCCAGGCTTTAGGTCGATGTAGTGGTCGCCAATTGTGGCTTTGATTGCGCGGTTCACCTGAACTGTGGTGATTGGTTCCAACGGTTTCCAGTCTGGCGTGACACGATTGCTGGAGGGTTTAACGATTTGCAGTAGTTGGTTGGCGGCTGTATCCCAGTTAAACGCTGCGGTTTCTCCAGAGTTTTTGAATGCTTGCTTGCGGTACTTGTCACGATTCTTCTGGATGGAGATGATTGCTTCGGCTAATGCCTCTGGGTCTGGTTCGTCCCAGTCACCCATGTTTTGCCAGACACCCTTGGCGGTGGGGACAGAGGTGGTTGGGATGCGGTGGGTGGCTAGGTCGGAGAACTCTCGATGACCGTGAGCATCAGACAGGATGGTGGGTACGCCTGCCGAGATTGCTTGGAGTGGCATCAACCCAAACCCTTCGCCGCGGGATACGGAGATGAAGCAGTCCATTGAACGGACTAGGTTGGCTTCTTCTTCTTCGGTCATCCAATGGTCATGCACTACCACGTTCGGGTAGTTGAGGTCTTTGGGTTTGAACAGGTATGGGGGAACAATCTTGATATGCAGTTCGGTGTTAGGCAACCCTAACTTATTGAATGTATCCAGTACTACGTCTAAGCCTTTGCGATACCACTCTGACCCGCCACACAATATCTTGTATGTGTCAGTTCGCTCAACATCCTTTGGACACCATATGTTGCGGTTGACCCCAAGCGGGATGACATGCACGTTGTCATGGTGTTGGGAGAACAAGTCAAAGTTGTGCAGGCTTGGCACGATAACTTTTTCAAAATGATGCAGGTAATCTGCGAACTCTGGGGGTAGCCAGTTTGTTTCCCACATCGTAAGCAAGGTGGGTTTCTGCGCACGATGCCAGCCTTTAATGAGGTTGGGGCGAAGAGCAAAGACTACGTGTTCTGCGTCCTCTGCAAGCGTGACCTTTTGGGCTAATGCTGTCTTAAGTCCGACAACCATTTTGCCGTAGCCAACGTGTTCAAGGTTGACTCCAACAAGGTTTAGATAGTTGGCAGAATCCCTGTCTCCACTTGCCATGATTCCTGTGCTTTCTTTTCTACCTCGGCAGCACCATCAATCTTCTTTGGTTGCAAACCGTTAGCGCGAAGACGTTTGTATGCTGGCATATCTTTGTTCCAGTTACGTTCAGTTGTATTGACTTCCGCCACCCTAGCCCCTCGGCTAGTAGTCGTGTTGGTCCCCATGCGAACCCCTGCCACACGACAACCGAAGCATCCTTCGACGTCTAGGTTCGGGTGTGTTTCCCTATGTTTCATGTGATGTATGCCCCGTATCCTGCCGCGGTTAATGCGGTTGCTTCGTCTGCTGTTATCTCGTTATCGTGTCCGCCATAATACACTTTTGAAACCATGCTCAGACTTGATGGCTGGTTGTCTGTGAAGGTTCCATCGGTGAGCAGGAAGATGTTGCGTCCTCGTGGTGATGCTTCGATTCGTCCACCAAGACGGTTCGCTAGACGTTGGTCTTTTGACAAATGTAGACCGCCCATGTAGTCGCTGATGATTACTGGTACAACAAAGTTGTCGGTTGGTGGGTTGAATGTTGCCATCAGGTAATGCTACTTGCGTATCCAGCGTCGGTGAGTTCGGTGATTTCTGCTGCTGTCAAGAAGTTGTCGTGTCCACCGAAATAGGTTCTGGTAATAAGTTCTGGTCTACGTGGGTCTGTGGTCGTGTAACTACCGTCAGTGAGCCTGTACAGGTTTTTGGCGCGTGAACCTTGTGGGGTGTGGGAGAACAATCGGTCTGGTGATTCTTCTGAAAGTCTTACCGCGAATGGGTAGCCTTCGGTTATTGGGACTCTAAAGATGTGTGACTTGTCCCAGTTGGCTGTGGCTGTTCCGTCTCCTGAACCTGTTGCTGCAGTTCGGCGTGTTCTTGCACCAACCATAGTCCCTGACCCTGTTCCAGAACCCGTCGCCGTGCGGATTGCCGTGAGTATTCGCGTCGATGTAGACGCGCCTTGACCTTCGCCGCTGCTAGTTCTGAGTACAACACGGTTGACAACAATAGCCGATGTGCCTGTGCCGTTGCCAGTTGCAGTTCTAACAGGGTTGATGTTCCAGTCGGCGGTTCCTGTTCCTGCCGCTGAGTTCGATGCGGTTCTTACTGCGGCACGAACAACCGTGATTGTTGATGTTCCTGTTCCCGAGCCTGTGGCTGTCCGCAGGTAGAAGTGGATGACAAGACCTGTGGAGTCCATTGTGCCAACGCCTGAACCTGTTGCGGTTCTAATTACCACCTTGATGGCTGTAGCGGTTTGTGTTCCTGTTCCGCTTCCTGTTCCTTGGCGTTGTCTTAGAACAGACGCAAATGATGATGCGGTTCCCGTTCCTGATGCTGTAGCGGTAACAGTAACAATTGCACGGACACCAAGGTAGAAGCGTCCACCGTTTTGGTAGAAACCTGTGTGGTAATCAACTAGTCGGTCAAGTCGTGTGACCGTTCTACCTGATGCGCTTTGTGCTGTTCCGTTGCCTGGTCCTGTAGCGGTGCGTGCTACCGTACGGAAATATGTCCCCCGATAAAACGGATGGGTGTCTAAGAATGGTTCGCTAAAACCTGTGACTGCTGTTTGAGCCATAAGGGGTTATCCCCTAACGGCTAGTCGAGCGACAGCGTGAGAGAAGTGATTTGGAAAGTATCGCCAGCGGTCACGGCTGCTGATGAGGATAGTGCGCCAGTCCACAAACAGTTACCTGCTGTGCTTGCATCCCACAGCGACCAATGGCTGTAGGTTTCTGATGCAGCAACGTTTGTCCATTCAACTGTTCCAGATGATGCCATAGAACCAGATGATGCTGCTGAGAACGAGATTGCTTTGCGGGTGGCTTCGCTCGCGGCGTTTGTTGTTCCTGCTTCGCCAGCGTCTCCCGTATGGAGTTTTACATATGTGGCGGCAACAGCAAATGAAGTATTGCGGAGCGTATCAAGTAACGCTAATTCTGCATAGTTAGAAATCGACATTGTAAACCTTTCGTGTTATAAGACTATAGCAAAACGAAAGCCCCCCACCTCCCGTACTAGGGGAAATGAGGGGCTTTTGCTTTAACTATGGTTAGTTATTAGTTAGCACCAATGCTTGATGCTGACTCGATACGGCGGAGTGATGCTTCGCGGAAGCGACCATAGCCACCCAACCAGTACCAACCCAATGGCTGCAAGCGCATCAGGATGTCGGTTACGTTGCCACGGACAATCTTCGGTACTGCACCGTTGCCGTCTTGTACGCTGTACGCCTTTGCAAGAGCCTGACGACCCATGATGTGCGTAGCGTATACGTCGATTGAACCAGTTGTGCTAGTTCCGTTCGAAGCGTTCTCGAACTTCTTGGCACGTGGGGTTTCGATGAAACGGACGGACTCGAACTTGCCGATTTCGCCGTTGTAGATTCCCTCTGGGTTGACGTAGTTAGCAG